GGGCCAAGCGCGTGCGCAGTCTGAGCCGCCAACGCATCCGCAACCAGCAGAACCTGGACGGCACACCGTTTGAGGCCCGCAAGGACACGTCCAAGGGCAAGAAAAAGATGGAAGCTGGCCTGGGCAAGCTGCTCGATGTCACACGCCTGACCGGAAACGAAGCCGAGCTGGGCTGGCGTAACACCCTGACCCGTTGGGTTGCCTCGCAGCAACACAACGGCGTTTCCGAACGGCGCACCGCCGCGCAGATGCGTGAGTGGAACAAGGTCCCTCCTGGCACCGCCGCCACTGAAAAGCAGGCCAAGAGCCTGCGTCGGTTGGGCTTTAAAACCCGCCAGACCGGCAAAAAGACTCTGACACGTCCATCTGTGGCGTGGATCCAGCAGCACCTGAACTACGCCCGGGCGGGATTGTTGATCCGCGTCCTGGACGACCAACGAGCCGAATCCGCCGGCGCGCAAAGCTGGGACATCCGGCTACCTGCACGTCAGTTCCTCGGTGCCAGCGACAGTGAAACCAGCCAACTGGTGAACCTGGTGCTGCAACAAATCCTTAATTCTCCCCGCTAACGAGGCACCGCTTTATGGCACTCGGCAAAGTCAGCGTTAACAATCTCAACCTCGGCCAGGGTGCCGTAACCGAGATCGAACGCTATTTCCTGTTTATCGGTCCCGCCGCCAAGAACGTCGGCAAGCTGGTCCCCCTCGATACCCAGAGCGATCTGGATGTCCAGTTGGGCGTTCCGGACAGCGACCTGAAAACCCAAATCCTGGCGGCGCGCAGCAACGGCGGCGATCGCTGGGCTTGCGTGGCCGCTCCGATCGCAGATGACATCACGTGGCAACAGGCACTGGAGAGCGCGACCAGCACCTATTCCTTTGAAGCGGTGGTGGTGGTCAAGCCGTCGACCACCCAAGCCGAGCTGTCAGCGATGCACGTTGCGGCCACTGACCTGAGCAACAAGCTGGGCCGCCGCATCTTTGTGATGGCCGCCACTGCCGGCATTGCCCCGCAGTTGACCTGGAGCGCCTACGTCATCGAGCAGAAAGCCATTCTCGACGGCCTGGCTGCGCCTCGGGTTCTGCCGGTACCACAACTGCACGGCAACAACCTGGGGGTTCTGGCCGGTCGTCTGGCCAACGCTTCCGTGAGCGTGGCAGACACGCCGATGCGCGTTGCGACCGGCGCAGTAGTGGGCCTGGGCGCTGAGCCGAAGGATCTGGACGGCGTAGCACTGACGTCGGCAGTACTGACACAACTGGACGCAGCGCGCCTGTCGGTGCCACAGACCTACCCGGACTATCCCGGCACCTACTGGGGTGACGGCAATCTGCTGGACGCCCCAGGCAGTGACTTCCAGGTAATCGAAAACCTGCGCGTCGTCGACAAGGCTGCCCGCCGCGTGAGGATCCTGCTTATTCGCTACGTGGGCGATCGGAGCCTGAACAGTTCCGCCAACAGTATGGCGACCACCACCTCCAAGCTCATGGCCCCGCTGCGTGCGATGGCCAAGTCCACCAAGTTCGCGGGTCAGGTGTTTCCAGGCGAGATCGAGCAGCCCAAGGACGGCGACATCGTGCTGACCTGGACCAGCAAAACCTCTGTCGTGGCCTACCTCAAGCTGCGCCCCCTCAACTGCCCGAAAGACCTGACCGCAAACATCGCGCTCGATCTTTCCGTAACGGATTCGGAGTAACCCCATGGCTGCAAAAATTGGCGGTAAAAACTTCGACGTGAACCTGGGCGATCTGCTCGTTCACGTTGAGGCCGGCACCCTGGACATCACGGACAACAGCACCGTGGCCCAGACCAAGGGTGTGCCCAACGGACACGTTGATGGCGATGTTGCTGCAGCGGGTGAACTGGAGCTGGACACCACCAACTTCAATCTGTTGGTTGAGCAGGCGAAGACATCCGGAAGTTTCCGTGAGCTGGAACCGTTCGACATCGTGTTCTTCGCCAAGGCCGGCGAAGAGGAACTGCGCATCGAGGCGTTCGGTTGCAAGGTTCGCGTATCCAGCCTGCTGAGCATCGATCCCAAGGGCGGCGCGAAGAACACCCACAAGGTGCCTTTCGACGTCACCAGTCCGGACTTCATCAAGATCAACGGTGTGCCGTACCTGGCTGCTGCTGAAATCGAAGGTCTGACGTAATGGTCTGCCCGTTCGATCGTGCGCAGGCTCTGGAGCAGCGACAACGTGACCAAGCCATTGCGGCCCAGTTGGCCAAGTCGCGAGCGAGCGGGCCAAGCCTCACCCATTGCGAGGATTGCGATAAGGAGATCCCGCCAGCGCGCCAGGCGCTGGGCGGCATGACTCGTTGCGTCCCTTGCCAAACCCTCACCGAAAAAGGACTTCACCGATGAGCACGAATCAGGCTGCTCAGGACACCGCCATTGCCCTGGTAAAAGCTTCGCCCGCCATCGGCGTCGCCGCCACTGGTGTGACAGGTGCTGTCGATTGGTCGGCAGTGGCTTACATGCTGACCGCTTTCTACATGGTGCTGCAGATCCTGCTGCTGGTCCCCAAGTACCGCCAGATGCTGCGTGACTGGAAGGTGAAGGGATGAGCCTGCGCAACAAGATATTCGCCGGCGTTCTGGTGCTCTGCAGCGGCACGTTGACGGCGTTCCTGGGCGACTGGGAAGGCAACGGCCAGAACGTCGTCTATGCCGACAAGCTGGCCGGGGGATTGCCGACTGTCTGCAAAGGCATCACCCGCTATACCAGCCCGGAACCGGTCGTAGTCGGTGACTTTTGGTCCGATGTGCGCTGCGCCGAAGTTGAAGGCCTGGTCATCGCCAAGGGGCAACTGAGCCTGGCCGACTGCCTGACCAATCAGGCGATCGGGCAGAACACTTTTGACGCCTTAAGCAGCCATGGCCACAACTTCGGCATGCCGACGACGTGCGCGAGCCGCGCCGTCGGCCTGATCAACGCGGGACGTATTGCCGAGGGCTGCAAAGCGCTGGCCTGGGCTTCAGACGGCAAGACGCCGGTGTGGGCATATGTGACCGGTGCCGATGGTCGCAAGACCTTTATCCGTGGCCTGCACAACCGTCGACTGGCCGAGATGGAGCTATGCCTGAAATGACTCTTTCGCCGTTCCGACTCGCCCTCATCGTGATGCTGATCACCGCATTGGTGCCGTTGTATTGGTTCATGCGCGTGGTGGAGCAGCGCGATGACGCGCTGAAAGACCTGAGCAGCGTGCAGTCGGAAGTGAAAGGCCTGCGCGAAGCGGCGCGCCTCAGTGGAGAAATGCTCGCCGAGCGAGACGCGATCGATCAACGAAACACCACGGAATTGAGCAATGCACTCACTGAAAACGACCGCCTGCGCCGCTCTGTTGGCGATGGTACTGGCCGGCTGCGGATCCGTGCCACCTGTCCCGCCTCCGGATCTGTGCCCACCACCGCCGAAGCCGCCCGCCTGGCTGATGCAGACAGCGCCGAACTCGCAGCAGACGCTCGACCTGATTATTTCACCCTCCGAGATCAGCTCGCCTTAAGCCGGCAAATGATTCTCGGCCTGCAGGACTACATCCGCCAGGTCGTGCAACGCACGCCGGCACAACCCTGATCCTTTGCAACTCAACCTTACGGAAATACAGACATGAGCGAAGTAAACCGCAACATCACTTTGGAACGTGGCGACAAGGAATTCACGTTCTCCCTGACCCCTCAGGTCATCACCAAGTACTTCAACGCCACCACCCAGGCCAACAAGGTCGCCCCGGCCCACAACCTGCTGATGGGCACGGTGAAGGATGAAGACAAGGCCGCACTGAAAGTGCTGCTGGAAAACCCGATCACCACCATGACCCTCGCCGGTGCGTTGCTGGAAGAGTATTCGCCGGACGTTGAAGTGATCGTAAAAAAGCCCTCGACCACGCCGAAGGACTGACCGAAGACGGGCTGGGCCAGCTGCTGGCCCTGACCCAACGCTGGCTGCCTGGCGCTGAGCCCACCATCGAGAGCATGGGCACCGCCAAGTGGCTCGAAGACGAACACTGGAGACGCATGGAAATTGCCGTCGCCAACGGCATTTCCACTGCCTTTAACGGATAACCCTGATGGCTGACCGCTCCGCCCGCCTGGCTTTCATCCTCAACCTGACCGACAAGGTCAGCGCCCCATTGGGCAAGGTGAAAACTAGCTTTAGCGACCTTGCCGCCCAGAGTCAGCAGAACATCGTTCAGATGGGTGCAGGCCTGGCCGGCCTGGTGGGTGCAGGTGTGGCCATCACCGAATCTTTGGAACCGGCGCTGGAAGTCAATCGGGCGCTGGGTGACATGCGCGCCTTCGGGACTGCCGAGGACGCACTGGCGTCGCTGAACCGGAGCGCCCTGGAATTCTCGATCGACTACGCGGCCAGCGCCGCCGAATTTGTGGCCGCCATCACCAGTTCAAGCAACCTGCTGGCCAAGGTCACGAAGGCCGACGCGGAAACCACCGGCGCCTACCTGGGCACCATGTACAACTTGTTCAAGACCGAAGCCGACAAGATGGGCAAAGTCGAATGGGTCGAGCAGTTGACCGGGCAAACGGCGCTTGCGGTGAAGCTGTTCCGCACTGACGGGGCCCAGCTCAAGGACGCGTTCAAGGAAGTAGGCGCGATTGCCACTCAGGCCGGTGTGAGCGTGGCCGAGCAGATGGCCGTGATCGGCACGCTGTCCAGCACCATGGAAGGCGGCGACGCCGGCGGGCGCTACAAGGCGTTCTTCGAAAATATGGGCGCAGCCGCTGAGAAAACCGGCCTCACGTTCACCGATGCCGCTGGCAATGCGCTGCCGATGATCCAGATACTGGACAAGCTAACCGCCAAGTATGGCGACCTAACCACCGCTGCCGCCGGCACCAAGCTGACGGAAGTGTTCGGCGGAGAAGGTGCCCAGGTGATCGGCGCGCTGGCCAAGGACACCGACCGGCTGCGCAACGGTATCAGCGAGCTGGGCAAGGTCCGAGGTCTGGAGAACGCCGAAAAGATGGCCAAGGCGATGGTCGATCCGTGGCAGCAGTTTGGCAAAGCCGTCGAAGCGCTGCGCATCGCGTTCGGCCAATCCCTGATTCCGACCTTGACCCCGTTGATGGAACGTCTGGTGGGCATCGCCAGGACCTTGACCCGCTGGACGCAACTGTTCCCGAACATAACGCGGATCATCGGCATCACGACGCTGATCGTCTTTGGTTTCATCGCCGCCATGTCGTTGCTGACGCTTGTTGTCGGGGTCAGCAAGATGGTCTGGCTGGGCATGCTCACGGTGTGGAAGTTGCTCAACTGGCAGGGCTTCAAGTCCATCGCCATGTTCCTGTTCCACACCGTTCTGGTTGCGGCCTTCGCTGCCGGTCTGGTGGTGCTTTACACCTGGATGGGTCTGGTTCGGGTCGGCATGTTGTTGTGGCAGGGCGCGATCTGGCTGGTCAACGCCGCCATGCTGGCCAACCCGGTGCTGCTGATCGTGGCCGGTATCGTTCTGCTGGCCGCCGCCGTGGTCGCGGCTGTCGTGTACTGGGATGAGCTTTGCGCGGCGCTGATGAACACCGCTGCGTTTCAGTGGGTCAGCGAACAGCTGACGTCCCTGTCTGACTGGTTCAGTTCTATGGGCGGCTGGTCCGGCATGGCCAAGGCCGCGTGGGACG